TAACCTCTCTCCTCTACAACCTGCTGTGCTGCATTGATGATTTCGGCGATTTTCGCCTTGCTTAATGATGCCTGCACTTTATCTTCGATATCAAACCATACTCCATATTTAAAAGATGATTTGTCAATCTTATCTAAGATATCACAGACCAATTTCATGTCGGATTTAGCTTTTGCGGCTGTTGTGGCGTATGAGTAATTGTATACTCCCCAGCCGATTTTGTTTTTATTACAGGCCTGGTAGTTTCTGTTGAAACCGTTGTCAATTTTTAAATCCTTACGAATAATCTTTAAGATAGTTCCCTGGCAACCGTATGTCTTTGCCTTCTCCCAGTTTACTGTGCCATTGTATGATGACACATCAATTAATTTTTTCATTCTTACTCCTCCTTACACTCTGGCAGTCCTGCAACGCTAGTCAGTAAGCTTACAACGCCCGCAAGTGCTGCTGTACCAATTACAGTCGTCCACTCTACCGCATTGATAGATACCGCGGCGGGAATTAATGCGACTGCTGTCTGCGCTGCTGTTTTCACTGCTCTTACTCCTGCACATTTTAACCACTTCTTTGTTTTTACACTAATATTCATAACTAATCCTCCTGATCGTGTGCTTGTTTATTAATATGCTTTTCAATCTTGTTGATTGCCTCCGTAACAGGCCCATTACAACCTTGCTCGCTTAACCCCTTCAGACACGCAAGAATACCATACGTCAATAAACACTGTTCATTCTTCATTTTTTCGATTTCTTCGTCTTGTTTATTTTGCTTCAAATACCACCGATATGCTGCGAAAACAGCACCGCTAATTGCAGACATTGCTCCAAGCAATGCTCCGGCTGTGATAATTGTATTTGCATCTATGTACATGCCTGCCTCCTTATTTCACAACAACCACTCCTTGATATTTTTTATTTGTACATTTTCGTGCATTTTCCTTTTTGGCTGTCGTCACATTTTTCTTTCCATCTGAAAATCTCCACACCTTGCCCGTCTTATTATTTTTGAGCAGAACTACGGTATGAATCGGACTTCCCTCTTCAAACAGTACCATGTAACCATTTCGCAGCTTTGCTTCCAGCTGAGCATTTGTCAAAGACTTATAATACGTCGCCGGCTTCCCTGGACAAATAGAATTAATACCTTTGCAAACTTCTGTAAGCGGATACTTTGCGCCGCATTTCAATTTCCTTCTGGCATGCCGCAGAACCTGCTGCATATTTTTCTTGATGCCTTTGTATCGCAGTGCCATATAAAACGCTACGAGACTGCATCCGTGATGCTGGATAAAGTCGCTCTTGAAATCATGCTGACTTGGGACAGGAATCTGTCTTCCATTGTCTAAAATAATTCGCCACGGGTATTTCTTTTTTTCTCTTCCTGTTTTTGTTGCTACTATTCTCATTGTTTTCACCTCCTTAGAGAACAAAAAATACACAATAATATTAAAAATTACTATTGTGTATCATGTAAGATATGTTATTATAATTTTACAACCTACTTTCGTAGGTTAGTATTTTTTTCATTTTTTTAATTAGCTCCTTCGGGAGCTATTTTTTTGTATATCAAATAGTAAGCGTCTTAGGGCATATACACTTAAAGCAAACACTATTCTGACTATCGAATTAGAGTACGACACTTGTTATTTTCTTGTTACAACAGGAATAAGCAATAATGATATACCTCCTTTAACAACAAATGTGTATACAGTTACGGTAGCAGCCGAAACACGAAGCAGTGATGTCTCTATCATTCATTCGGATATTAGCAACATCGAGGTTTCAATCGAAGGAAATAAATTAACTTTGTGTAGCACCGCATGGAAGAAAATCTTCATTAAATAGTAATGGCAAGTATGAAGGAATATTCACATTAAAGCCGTCAATAGCAATGACTTTTCCAATCAAAATGAGACATGCTTATGTGCTTCTTTTTAAATACATAGACCAAGACACAATAAAAAGCATTCGTGCCTGCATTGTGTGTTCTAAGCAGAGAGAAGATGCAGAAGGGATGGCTCTGTGGCTTGCTCAAGAAACAGAGTCTATAGCCATATTGATAGAGACCGAATCATGTTCTGTTACATCTAAAAATTCCTGGATTGCTTTGTCTGTACATGAGCTATAAAATAGTAAGGGTTCTCAGATTGTTGCGACAGGTATAAATGATTTAGATAGTCCTCCTAATGCAATAATATTGAGAACAGCAGTCAATCCCGTTGGCCTTCCTGAAAGTCTCGGCAGCAATGGGTGTATTGTTATTCAACAGAATCCGAACAATGCTTTTAACTGCCAGCTTGCTTTTTCTTTCGGAAGTGATAAGATTGCTATACGCCGAAAAAGAAATAGCAATGCTTGGTCAGACTGGAAGTACTTCTCTGCCGAATAAAATAGTAAGAAAATTCCTTTTACGGATGCGGATAAAAAAAGCCTTGAGAACATTTTTGTGGAAGCTCAAAAAGGTGTAAGTTTCTGGGGCGTACAAAATTCTTCGGACAACCCTCGCAAAAATATCATGACCGTTTGCCTGAATTATAAGGCCGCAACTGATTGGGGAATGCAATACTTATTTTCTGCAAGCCTTATTTATTACAGAGAAAAACGCAACGGTACATTTAGCAACTGGGTGCAAATAAAATAGTAAGCCATTCATGATACGTCTTCCTGTGTCTGTGAGCTTGCAGGACACCATTGCCACAATATCAATTGATATTGCCGATGCTGAACGAGGTGTGATTATTATCGCTGGTCGTTTCGGTGGAGAAATTTATTTTTCTTCAATTATCAACTATGGCTCAACATGGGATGTAAAGCAGGTAGTCTTCTCTGGTAGCAACACTATTAAAAATGAGCAAAACAAAAAAATTCTTACCATAACCAGTACAAAAGCTATTTCCAGCAAATATGAGGTCAATGCAGTATTGATTAAATAGTAAGGCTGCCGCCTTAATAGGTACTACAGCGCAAAAAGATATTACTGAAATACCAATAAACGGAGCTCTGAAATTTGCACTTGTTTTTTGTGGCAATAATATGTATTTTGCAAATACCAATTCAAATGGATCTCAAGCTTTCGTTAGAGCTGTATCAGCACCAGAAAAGACTGTAACATGCACGGCTATCCAGAATAAGCTTATCATTCGAAATGATGATGAAAATGCAAAAGCTTATATGTGTAAAATTTTTTAACACTATAAAATAGTAAGGCTGTTATGGAGCGCAAGATTAATTCATCTTTTGCTGATATAGAAAACGAAAGGACAGGATTTTATGTTATTTCATATGGTGATGCTACACCTTCTTCCGATCCAGGTGCCCCTGATACTTCCGTTGCGGCACATTTCTGGTTTGTAATCCATGTGCAAAGATTTGCAACTAGAAAATTAGAAATTGCTATATCTCCTTTTAGGAAGCGTAATACACTTTATTTTCGTACATATCATGATAAGGCTTGGTACGGATGGTATGCATTAACCGGCACGGATGCAAGCAATTAAACTTTACAAAATAGTAAGGTACGAGTTGAGTCAAATGTTGCAGACCTTAATCTTGATACATCAAAATATATCAGCTCAAAAGTTTCTCTTGCCGTACTTATCGCCCGTACTGACACGCTAAATCGACCCGGCTATACAGGATATGTACTCTGCTTGTTCTGGATTTACGGCAAATGGTGCACCCAAATTTCTGTTCCGGATTCTGCGAATAATTCGCTAAAAATTCGTTCGTGTTCGAATGACGGAACTTGGAGCGATTGGATGAATATAAAATAGTAAGACTTTCCCTACTCGATTGACCGATGCATTTCAAGATACGCTACAAACGGGAATCTCTATCGCAACTTATGTAACTCAAACGGCAAATGCTCCAAGTGAATACGGAATAATATTATATCTAGCTCATAACAAAGATTCCAACAAATGGTATATCGCTATTGCCTTTGGAACAGCCACAAATGAAGCTTTTATTTCTAGAAAAATAAATAGTGGACCCTGGAGCAATTGGGAGAAAATTTCTGTTACAAAATAGTAAGAGTTCCGAATGTATTATAGTTCAAGCAAATACTGAGCGTACTAAAGAGTTAAAGGATAATTCTTTATATATTATTGTGTATTCCGGAATTAATAATGGTGATATTAATTCAGATGATTCAATACATTATGCCTTTGTGCTTACTAGACAAAATGCCGGACGCATCGGGGGAATATATAATGATAGTACAGTAAAAACAAATATATTTTCACTTAATAATAATATATTAAAAATTTCTACAAACTCATATTGGATACGGCTTCACATTAGAAAACTTTAAATAAAATAGTAAGAGTTTTTACAAAACGTATGTACTCCAAGGGGGAGTTACGCTGACTATTGAATTGAAATACGACACTGGTTATTTTCTTGTTGTAGCAGGATTGAGCAATAATAATATATCTCCATCAACAACAAATGTGTATACAGTTATAACAGCAGCTGAAACACGAAAAAGTAATGTCTCTATCGTTTATTCAAGTACTAGCGACGTTAATATTTCAATCGAAGGAAATAAATTAACTTTGTCCAGTAATACATGGAAAAAAATCTTCATTAAATAGTAACGCTGTACCTAAAAAGCTTTTGTTTGAACATACGTCAATCGAGGAAACTTATAAAAAAGCTAAAGTAGGGATAAGTTTTTATAAAGCGCAAGGAGCATCAGATTTTCCGCTTCCTAACCCATTAACATTAATAATTAACGTAAAGAGCGGGGAAGAATGGGGAATGCAATACGCATTGACTTCGGTAGGAAAAATCTTTACTCGTCCAGTTAACAATGGTGTTTTTGCTGACTGGATTCAAGTTTAAATAGTAAGACTTCAATATATATACATGATCCTGCAAAAGGCACAAATATTACAATTCCTAATAATAAAATGGCGCTTGTTTCTTACTCGAAAATTACAAGTTCTAATATTTCTTACACAGGATTTGGAATAATTGTCAGCAGGGTACGAGATGAACTTACTGGAAAACTCACAGAAATACAATCGGTTGAAAACATATCGTTATCTTTAGAAGGGAATAAATTAATCGCTTCATCTGAAAGTTGGTTTCGAATAATAGTTACTGTTTTATAATTTTCCTCTTCCCATTTAGCCTAACAGCCTGCTTCTCCTCTTTTTCCTTGTCTTCCCCCTTAAATTTCTTTTTTCTTTCCACGCAAAACAAACCGCCATTTCTGCCGGTTTAAAAATTCAGTATAAAACCACTTCATCAGGCTATATATCTTCTAAAAGATGCTTTTACATTTTCCTCGCTAACAGTTACATAAAGCATGGTCGTGTCTGGTTTCTGATGACCTGCGTAAGCTTGTATCTCCTGTAACGGAATACCTCTGTTCCCTGCGTCTGTAAGCAACGTCCTGCGGAACTTATGTGGATGAGCGTGGATACCTGTCTTTTTTCCCAAAGTCCTTAGCATTGACTGTATCGCCTGTTTTCCCAAACGGCTGTGTGGCTGCTTATTGCTCACAAATAGAGCTGGATTCATATCTGTCCTTGCAAACAGATACTTTTTCAGATGATATGCACACTCATCTGTTAGATACACCTTTCGTTCTTTCTTTCCTTTTTCTCCGTAAATAATTACCTCTTTATTGCTCCAGTCTATATCTTTTCTGTCTAATCTTATTACCTCTCCTATTCTTGCTGCTGTTGAGTATAAAAACTCCATAATTGCTATATCTCTCTGGCATTCTGCACTACATCGCAGATGTTCCATTTCCGCTTGCGTAAACGGCTTTTTAATCACCTGCGGTACTTTTATCTTTTTTAAACGTCTCATGGGATTCTTGGGTATGTACCCCTCATCCGACACCCATGCAAAAAAACTTGATAAATATCTTCTTATCGTATCAAGATAGGACATGGATATTTTTCTTGTCTCTTGGTACATCGCAAGATAATACCGTATATCATTCGTTGTGATGTCCTGTAGTCTCTTATTCAGTGTTGTTATTAATCTTGTTACACAATCATTATAACTTTTCAGCGTTCCTTCCGAACAGTTCTCAATCCTTTTACTCGCCAGAAACGTCCGAAGAATTTTCTCCCAGTGTCGCTCCGATGTTATCAGATCCGTACACTCCTGTTTTACTTCAATATTATGAAATTCTAATACTAATACATTTTCTAGCTTCTGCAATTGTTCATTGTCTAATACGTCCTGCATTCTCATTAATATTTTGCTCTGAATTTTCTCAATTTCCTTCATAAAAAGCACCTCCTGTAGCTTAATTTTGCCACAAAGAAAGAGCTGTTCACAATTAAATTAAATGGGAAGAGGAAAAATTATAACTTTGTCAAAGAAATTGTTGCGTAAATATTCTTAGTAGTAATTTTAAGAGTTTGATAATCAACCCAGGATACGATTCCTTCTAAATCCGACATAAATGGAGCGATAAGTCCACTGCTCCCTTCGCCACTTCCAGCGACAATGATTGCCGCGCGAGTTCTTATGATATTTCCTCCTGCAACTTCGGCGCAAGTTAATAAATAGCATTGTAGTTTATCTAATACATAGGTTTTTTCGGCATCCCTTGCTAGAAAACCATTTATGACTCTTTCACTACTTCTTCGTGTCTTACTATTTAATTCATTAAGGGCCGGAATAATTGACTTATTTTGAGTCTCCAACTGAGAGATTACCGCAGTTGCTAATTTGCCTGCAATCCAGTTCCATAATCCACCGAGCGGGGTCCTCTTATTTGCATTTGCCTTGGTGTCGGCAATCATGATCTCATCTGCATCTTCTATTGTCGTTTTTGTTGTGTATTCTTTCCAATTTGCCATAATCTATTACTTCCTTTCTAAAATCTTCATCCAGTCAAATAATCTGAAATCTCCTGTTTCTTGTGCCGTTGTACAGATGTATACAGCATCATCACTCACCCATAAATCCCCTAGGTAATATGGTGGTTTGGGGGCCACTACTTCAACAGTTGTTCCAATCTCATTTCCTGCGAGATCGAGAATCGTATTGCCGACCGTATCGCTCAAAGCGCTCTCCTTAGTAGTAAGTGTAGAGTCTTCTGTAGTTTTACCGGGAAACCACGCTTGGATTTTTTTCTCTGTCAGTGTAGTTATATTACTTTTATTCGTCTCAATCTGCTCATGGTCTTCGGCGAACTGTGCTGCTACCTGCTGCAGCTTAATTAATTCCTGTGCCGCTGCTTCGGTAATATTTACATTCTGCTGATTTCCTGCTTCTTCAACATTTTCCACTTGCGTAGTGCCGGCTTTATCAACTTCCGTTATCTGTTCATTACCAGCGCTCTCAATTGCTGTTACCTGTGCTGTCCCAGCATCTTCTACCGCCTGTACGGATGCTGCCTGTTGTTTTGCTACAGCACTAACTGCTGTATTGCCTGCACCTCCGACCATTTTTGTCTGTGTTGTTCCCTCATCCGTAACCGCTTTCGTAGAGTCATCCTGTTGTGTCGTAATCGCATCAATGGCTGTTTTTCTCGCCTCTTCAACTGCCGATTCTGCCGCAGATGTTTTCTCTTCAACGTGTGTGTCAAATCCGGTTATCTGGGCATTGATGTTATCTTCTGATTCTTTTGTCGCCGTTCTGGATGCCTCTGCTAACTGTGCATACCCTGCCGCACTGTCCCGGCTTGCAACAGCCTCCTCGGATGCTTCCTGCGTATCCTGCCGCATCTGGTTCACATCTGCCTGTGCGGCTTCGATTTCCTGCTGAGACAGCTCTACGGCCGCCCTGGATGTTTCAACCTGCTTTGCCTTGTTGGCTACATCGTCATGCATTGCGATGTAGTCTGACGTTAATCCGCCCGGAGCAGCGACTATCTGCCAACACTCCGAATTTTTACCCTTTTCTGGCTCTATACCAGTTATCGTATTCGGATACTTTACACAGCACATATAAGTTCCGCCCTGATACGATACTGTATCAAGGTATTCATAAGATGCTTCTGAATCATACTCACCTTGTGGATTAAACGTGATATTTCCCAAGTCTGTATCCTGATAATTATTTTCTGTACTTGGCATTTCTTCACCTTCTTTCTATAAACTATAAAGCTACTCTATATTTGAGTCGGCTGCCCTCTCGATAAAAATGTATTTTATCTATTGTAGGGTCCGAACACATAATCAATCTACTTCCAACAACTTTAAATGCGGCAAAATAAACATCTCCTCTTTCACCTTTTAGTTCCGATTCTTTCTGCCGCACATAATTATCAATATTCTTCTTTGCTTCCTCTGCTCTACCGGATACAGATGCCGCATCTTTTTTTGTTAATGCAGCGTAATAGGCAGCATTGTCTTCTTTCCTCTCCGGGTAGTCTTTATGTCCATGCGCCCAGGATTCCGCTTCTTTCTCTGCTGTTTCTGCTCTTTCTGCAGATGCATTCACTTTCTCAATCGCTTTTCTGAAAAGGTCCTCCTGCTCTGGAATATCAAAAAGCTCTGGTTTGGGTCGAGCCTTAACCGGAATCGTAATCTTATAACCTGTCCCTCCTGCTCGTTCTTCAGTCAGATAAATATATGCATACACGTTATAACTCTGCAATGCGTCCATATTGTCGAGGCAAGTATCTGGGATAACAACTTCTGTTACATTATCTGAGGTAACTCCTACACGGGTTACAGAAGTTTCTTCATCCTCGATGGCAAAATGTACCTCAACTGCAGCAGGTAAATGTAACCCCTGTATTCTCAGTATCTGCCCATAATCGTATTGCCAGGCATGGCTAGCTATGACTGATGTATTATTTCCAGCAAAAACCGCAAAAACAATATTACTATTCACTTTTTCACCTTCTTTCAATACACAATATCTACGTCAAGATAAAGTTGATTTGGTGCGATATAACGCGGAGAAAGATTATTGAATCCATAATTGATATATGAGCACTCCACATTTACCTTTATGCAAGGGGTTCTGATATCATCAAAATATAATTCGATGTCTCCAACCCCAAATGTTCCAAGCGCATAGATTCCGCTTGAGCTTGGTGCTCCTGGAGAATCAATTTTTTTTATACTTGCTGTTATCTTCATTGCACTAGAGCCGTATTTCATCCAGTAATTTAAGAATTCTGTTGATAATGTAGTTTCAGCGAACATAAATTCCACGGTCGCAGTACAGACTTCTTTGCCTCCCCCTGCGAAATCTCTGTATTTTAAATGTAGCTCACAATGCTCCGTTCTATAATGATATGGTACTGTTTCGCCTGCATCGTAGTGCTGTATGCCCTCCTTATTCATGACTGCTTTCAATTTATCGTTTTCATCATAAATTTCTAATACACCTTTATCATTTTGCGAACCGCCCAGCGCCATTGTCCCCGCTTTTATATAGCTCATATTTATATAAAGTTCGTTCCCTATCTTATAAATTCCCTTAACCGCTCCCTTATTTGTCAATAAATTAAATATCTGTTCCTGCGTTAAGGAATCTTCTGCTAATGTTTTAAGAGTTCCTTTGCCATCAACTGATACTGATGAGGCCAACTGAAATTCTCCAGTGTTTAAATTCCAGAAGTTTTTTCCTGTCCTATCGCTAAGAATTCCTAATATAAGCGTATCTGCATATCCGCCTTCAGCCGTAAATGCTGTCTTCCAATCCCAGTCTCTTCCGTCCTGGGTTCTTGTATTTGCAATCTGAAAGCCTTGTGTGCCCAAGCACATTGCACCGTATGTAGAACTTTCTTTATCTGTATCCTCAAACAAAATTGCTCTTACATCCTGTTTCTGTGCTACATTTTTCTGATATCTTAGCTGTGTATTGATTGCATTAAGTACGCCTTTTATCTTTTCTGCCATAACAGTTTTTGATTGTGAGTTTACAATGCTATTAATTGCATCAACTGCTGAAGACACCTTTTCAAAATACGTCTGTGCAGTATCTCCTAATTTCACAGATGACACAGTGTTTTTTATACAATCCCATTCGATTTCAATTGCTCTAGTTTCTGTTGTAATATCCAGTTTTTTATGTCTGCATTTAACCGTATCTCCAAGACCAATCATTTCGATTGCTTTTACATCACTGTATTCATTCGTATCTGATATCTTAATCATATTTATCTCTATTGAAACAGCCGGCAAATCAATTCCTTCCAAAAATTGTTCTTTACACTTCTTTTTTAATGCCTTTTCTAAATCACTTTGGCTTTCACATACAATATCATTCTCGTCTGGTTCTCCTTGTATATCCTGTTTCAGTTTGATATCTTCAAATACAATTTCTTTTGTATATACTGTGGCATATTTATTAATGTTTTCGGAATCTACAAATACATTTCCGTTTATCGTTCGACCATTATATGCTACTGGAACAATCCTGGTAACAACATCTGACATATCAACTGTATATGTAATCCCATCTATATTCTTACCATATCGTATCTCTGCTCCATAATTTCCTCCTACTCTTTCATTTATGATAATCTTATAATTATCATAAAGAATTTCTCCACCCCACCTTTGCAAAAATGTAGGCTCATCTGAACCAGAAATAGCATCGAGAAGATTTCTTCGTTCAAAATATGCCGTTGAGCTTGTTGAGATATCCGATTTTCCCTCGAAATTTGTTCCGCTAGTCATAATATCAAGAGCTTCTTGTCCATTTTTTATGGTAGGTCTTACATCTTCCAGGAAAACTTCTTTTGCAGCATCAAAAAATATCGGATATGCGACTACATCAATGCTGTAATCCTTTTTTGTCAGCTTATTCACTCGGAATAATTGCCCTTTTCCAACAAAAGTAGGTACCGACAAAATAGACTCTTCCTCTATATATTTCCATCGTCCTTCCGAATCCGTCGGATGGTTCATATTTAAGATCCAGCTTCCATTTAGTGTTGCCTGGAGCTTACACGAGTTTGGTAATAATACCATTTTTCCATTTGTCGTAGGTTTGATAGTATTTTTATCATAAATCTGAATCATTACAAACACCTCCAGTTAGGTATGATCTTCATTTCTGCTCCTGCAACGGAAATCATATTTTTCCCAGGTTTTAGATACAGATCTTCATAGTCTCCATTTACGTAGGTATTCATCATTTCTCCACTTAATTCACGATATGTAATCATTCGTTCCGTATCGATCCGACAGTTTTGTCCTACATTTACATAAAATTTATTTCCGTTGACTGTCAGTGTTGCATTATTATTTCCGGATATAATATACGTCGGATGTGCTAATGCATAGTTATTTTGCAGTACATCTTCTATCTCATATTCTTTTAATCCATCTTCTCTATAGATATAACCGCTACATGTAAATATAGCGGTTATTGTTCCTATTTCTCTATTTTTTCTCTTTACATCGCTTATCTCTACCTTCTTAACTTTATAAAAATATCCTTCATCGTCTGTAAATCTCAATATTCCCAACGGACTAAGTAGCCAGCTCTTTATATCTCTGTATCTTTCAGACCACTGCTGAGGTAATGTCATAAAATTAAGTTCAATCGAAATTTCTATATCTGATACCGTTCCGTCATCAATATAAAGAGAACCATCTTTTCCAGGAATCTCTATGACGGTATAGTTTTTTTTACCTGCTGGTATATCTGGACGCTGCATGACATAGCACCCAATATCTTTTGCTCTTATACCAGCATATTCCATGTCATACTCTTGCATCCTACCATCCTTTCATCTTATTCCTTGCATCTAATTTTTCTGTAAATCCCTGTTCTGATGTTTCAACAATATAATCACGAAACTCTTCATTGCCAACATACACTTTTACATAAGTGACTGGCTGCGGAACAGAAATATTACTATAATCCAAAAAGAGTGTTTTTAATGCTCTTTCCATTATATTTTCTAAATTTTCATAAAAACTATCTAATGGAAGCACTGCTTCTTTTCCAGCCTCTCCTCCTCCAAGAAAGGAGTTTCCCATTCTGCCAAATAATTGTGCTCCAGATAAAATGCCACCTTTCTTATACCAGGAAACGGATATGCTTGGTACTCCTATTGGGTCTAAAGAGAAACCTCCACTTATTGAAAAATGTGGAAGTTTTATTTTAGGTATACTAATAGATGGAAATTTTAACTTCAACGAATCAAATTTTCCCTTAATATCGGAAAGTTTATCTGCTACTGCACTTTTTGTATTGGAAAGCTTATTGCTGAACTTATTTTTAATCTCATCTAATTTCCCACCTGTCAGTTGATTAATCTTTGTATAACAAGTGTTAAATTCGTCTTTCACCCCTGTTCCATAGGCTGCTACCAGCCCTTTAATTCCGCCTCCAGCATTTTTATATGCTTGCGTCATGTCTGCAAGTTTCTTTTTAGATGCTATATTATTCTCTTCTTGCTTCTGTGCTATAATCTGTTTTATATGTTCAAATTTCTCTGAAGCTGCACTTTTCATTCCTTCTATTTTTGTTGAAAAGTCGTCTTTCATTTCTCCTATTTTAGTTCCTACTTGCTCTTTTAGATCTCCGGTTTTTTCTTTCAAATCTCCAAAGAATCCTTTTATTGCTTTTATTTTTTCGCCTACTTTTTCTTTTAGACCATTAAATTTATCTCCTATTACTTCTGTTGCATTTTTTACAGTATCTTTTACCGCCGACGTTATTTTGTCCCAATTTTCTATTACAGCAACCACCGCTACTATTGCGGCCACAATTCCTGCTACCACACCAACGACTGGTGCCGCTGCTAATAATGCTCCACCTATTGCCGGAGCTACACTGGTTATTGCTGACACAATTCCTACCGCTTTCAATGCTGCCAATACCGGGGCAATCTTTCCAATTGCTGCTATCACTCCTGCTATAGCTATTATAATTGTCTGTAATGGCTTAGGAAGTTTTGAAAAGCTTTCTATTCCTGAAGCTAATGCTCCCACTGCTGGTGTCACACCAGTTATAATTCCTGCGATTGCTCCTCCCATCGGAGCCAATGCATCTTCCACTTTTCTTAATGCCGCTTTCATCTTGGTGGATGAAGTTGTTGTGTCCTCAGACATTTTCTTTGCTTTCCCGCCTACATCATCATAGGTATTTCCTACAGAGGTTAATGACTCAATAAACTCTACACCTCCGTCCTCTGCAAGAGTTCCAAAGGCAGTAGTAGCCAGATTCAATTTTTCTTGCTGATTCTTGCAGTTTTTTATATCCGACACGATAGAATCAATAACATCTTTCTGCGAAGCTCGTCCATCCTGCCAGTCTCTAAATAGCTGCTGTGTTTTCGAAGAGAAAGAACCGATAGAATCTTCTATTGTTCCATCACCTAATCTATTAGTCACCTCATTGATCGCATCATTTACTTTATCAAGATTGTAAGAGCCACCCTCACTTCCATTTTGTAGAAGTTCGAAATAATCTTTTGCAGTATAGCCTGCCTGTTTAAATTTTGGCGAATATTCTGCTATATTATCTCCTAATTCATCCGTCTTATTTAAACCATTCTGAGCTCCTGCTACAATGTAATCCATCGCTTCATCAGAAGTAAGTCCAAATTGCTTCATGAGCTGTGACACTCCTCGAATAGATTCAGACATGTCCATTTCATAAGTTTCTTCAAGTGTAATTGATTGTGATGTTATATCAGTTAATTCTGTTTCATTTAAGTCTTTGATATTATCCTTAACCGTTATTATTGCCTGAGCCACCGTGTCCATAGAATCTCCAACGCCACTTTCATAAACATTTTTTATTATTTTTGCGTTCTTGGTAGCTTCCTCGCCTGTATCCCCCAAGCGACTGTTTACTTTAGCGGCCGCATCTTCCATATTCGTAAATGAATCTACTGCTTTACTTCCTAAATCCTTAATCTTATCACTTACACCTGATAGCTTTTCTGTTGCATCAACCAAATTCCCTTCAGAAATTTTTTTCGACATTTCATCCAGTTTCTCTCCGGTTGATTCTGTTGCTTTATCTACCTTTGATAATCCTGTCTCTGCGTCTCTTGTCCCATTTTCCATCTCGGAAAGTGCCGTTGTATTATCATTAATAGACTTTTCAAGTTTGTTCATGTATGCACTTGTTTCGTTCAATGCAACTTTCAGCTTTGATACCGTTTCGGCTTGCTTATTAAATGCATTTTCAGCTTTTGCAGTTTCGGCAGAAGATTTTCCTGTTTTTTCTGTTGCATTTTGAACCTCTGATGCAAGTTCCTTTAATCTTGCAGTTTGTTTTACAAGTTCCTTCTCATAAAGTTCCGCTTTCGTCTTTTGAGCATCATACTGTTTCTGCATAACTTCAGACTTTGCAATAAGTGCCTGCTGACTCTTCTCGTTCCCGGCAAATTTTGCTGTTAAAGCGTTCATCTCGGAACCACACTCTTTTAAGCTATTATTGATAGACTTAATTGAATTATTAAATTCTTTCTCTCCTTTAATGCCTATTCGTGGGCCAATATCATACGCCATAATCTCACCTCAAATCCGGAATATAATCACCGCTATTTATTGCTATCCTGAGTTCCTGCAGTCCTTCACTTGCCAAGTATAAATCAATTAAATCACTCAATTCTCCTATCGGCATGACAAGGTACTCTTTCGCTGGTATTCCTATTTTTCTTGCATATAAATCAAGCCAGGCAGAAGTTTTTACTCCTGCCCGGCTTCTACGTTTTTTGATTTATTCTCTTTTCCTTCAACTTCTTTCTTCTCTCCTTCATTCATGCACTCTGCAATCTTATCCGCCGCAATAGCCAGATCAGAAATCCCCAGAGCAATTTCTAACGCTTCCTTAGGCAACGGAGTCCATTTTCCGTCAATTATTGGTGCATTATCTGGTGCTGGAACATCTTTTTCAAAATAATTTTTATAAGCACAGCCCTGTGATATAAGTAATTCTAATACCTCTGAGATTACCGAAATTGTCTTTTCTTCCGATCCTTCTGTATTTATATTTTTAAGAAAGTCCTTAACGCTTCCATATTTCTGTGCTATCTTTTTTGTTGCCATTAACGAAAAACTCATAGGATAAATTTTACCGACAATTTCAATGTATGTAAGTCTTTTCATAAACGCCTCCCGTTAACCTCTCGTTCCTAAAACTGCATTATTATACTTTAATGCTTCTGCTTCTGTGTCATACATTTTCTGTGGCGTAATTTTCCATGGATGATTATAGTTGTCATCTACCTGATCTGATCGTACGACAGTTCCTGCGATTTCTTTTGTCTGCCAATCCACTTCATCTCCTCTAGTTGTTGCAGCATCTGCCGGAATGGAAAAACGGATCTTTGGGAAAACAACCGGTAAATATCCTGTCTTATTATCAATCTGATGTTCCTCAATGATTCCAAATCCAAGATATGGAGCTACCTGATCATCATCATAGACAACTTCTGTTACCGTTTCCTCTCCAACTTGTCTGGTTACTGTTTTCAATCCTAAAATTTTCTTCGAAAGTTCTGGGGTAAGATCTGCTGTTTTCAGGGTTAACTTTCCTGACACAAATCTTCCTGCTGCTGTTTCCGCCACTTGGTTATCCGCATAAAGATCTTTATCTTCTGCAACATCTGCTTCAAACGAATATTCTACAGCTTTGTCCGCCGCATAAGCATCTGAGTATGTTACTGCATTTCCTACTGCTGTATAGTTTGCACAAACCGGTTTTGATAATCCTTTTATAGCCATAATATTCCTCCTTATCTCATATCTTCTTTACAGAGTTCGTCAATCTTATCTCCCATAGCCTGTACTGCTGCTTTTCTGCTTCTATTTACTGCTTTTCGAACTACAGGTGTCTTTTGCCTGAACGATGTTCCACTTTCTACCGAACGCATCAGCAAGGCATTCGGTAAACCATTTGGATATTTCTTAGACTTTGTTTTTCCATATCCGGAAAATCCAGCTTTTGTCTGAATATAATCATCTCTATTCTCAATAGGTGCCAATCCAAATGCATCTATTAAATCTGCTTTTTGTCTGTTCGTTACTCCATGAAGTTTTCTGTCCTCTGTACCTCGTCCATTATCTACAGGTATTTGCCTCAATCCGCTTTTTATACTGTCCGCAACAACTCCTGCACCTTCATATACTGCCTGTCTTACTATCTGTTCTGTATTTTTACTGAGATTCGATAATCTTAATGCATATTCATCCAGTCCCTGTACAGACATTTTAGCCATTTCAGCTTACCTCCCAAATCCATTCAAAATGTATATAACCTGTTTCTTCTTCATGTTGAACAGAATTCAAACGAAAAGATATCCCCATTGTTTCCAGTGAAACTTGAATCTTATCCACATTTTCATCCACATCTTCTTTTGTGAAATAATCAATACTCCCCTGCAGGACCTGTATATCCTTTTTATTATCTGCCACATGAGAATTCGCTTCTGTCTCTTCCTGCCAGACTATATACTTATTCTTTTTCTCGTATGCTTCGTAGTGGAATACATCATCCATCACCCGTTTCAAAGCATCTCGAACCATATAAATTTTAGAGAATTCCATAATCTTCTTTCAATCGTTCTAAAGTGATTCTTGTGATTTTAAGACCGTCATCCATCACATGTTGCACAAATGCACATTTATATTGCAGTCCGTCTTCCAGGATACATATATCCATACTTGTAATTTTTCTGTCTTCCCATATATGCACAACGTCCGACACCTGTACATTCTCCTGTAATGCTGTATAATATCTCGATATTCCGACAGTCTCAAATCCAAAGCAATGTTTGCTCTTCAACTTCAAAGCATACTTTGGTTTCATTCCTGTTTCTGCAATATTTATCACTTTATAAATTTTTAAAACACCATCATCAAATGTCATTTTTGCCTTGCTTTCTGTGATATCAACAAATTATTCATTTCCCAACGCAAGAAACGGGGCATCGCAGTCTGTGCCGATGCCCTTTTTCTGAAAAGATATGCAGCATAATCAATTTGGATACCTGCATATTCGTTCGTATCCTCTTCGCGAATCCCTTCTCTCTCCATTAGTTCTTTTGCTTTTGATAACAAAAAGTCTAAATATTCATCATTCGCTTTTGTTGTCATCTGCAGATCTTTTTTTAGCAGCATAAGTTTATACTCTTTTTCCATCCAATATACCTACCCGCTTTCTATGCTTCTCCTGCAAATTTTGGTGCTTCTGTGACAGGTGCACCTCCCACACCATATACAGCAAATGCTTCTCTTATTGCCAAATCTCCATCATAACGTGCTGTGCCTTTGAATACCGTCTGATCTTCAATAAATCTAACATGTTCTGACTGTCCGATTACCGTGCCTGCTCTCTCCGCCAAAACATAATTCTCAAAATAGCCAAAGATTATTGTATTATCCGGAATAAATTTCAGCTCTTCGATATTGCCTCCAACAATTGGCATAGTTGACTGTGCACCGCCTGCCACAATTGCAGCCGCAGAATTTACTCCAATTCCTTCAGCAATAAGTTTTGTATGTGTTTTTTTATTCATTACCCATACAATGTTTCCTGTTGCATAATCATTATCAATCACTCCCGTAGCCTTTGTGATGTCCTGGAACAGTTTTGTTCCTGTAGCGTTCGTTCCTGTAATCACATGTGAGGTACTTAAATCTTCCCATTTTCTTCCCGTCTCTGGATATCCTGCCGGAGCTTCTGCTAATAAAAGAGATGTAACAATTCCCATCGGCATTTTTACATTCTTCCCGTATAGAATCGCTTTATCTAATGCTTTTCCAATCGCTTTTCCGATTGCAGAGATTAATTCAGTTGCAAGGTTCACGTCATTATCCTCCAGGATTGCATTAGCAATTGCAAAGTATCCACTTACTTTATATCCGTCCATTTCCATGTTGTAAAAAGCAAGATCTAATTCCTTTACAGCTGAGTACATCTCATCCCAGATTGCTTCCGGGATTTCTCCCATAATGTTCTGTCGGCTTGTTCCTGACACCGGACGAACAGATACATATTTCACTAATTTACTTTCTTCTGTTGCAACCTGCTTAATAAGTGGCAGTACAATATCCGGAATTGTCAATCCAGCATTTGTAATAGCTCTTTTTTCTTTGATACATGTTCTGACTTTACTGAGAAATTCTTTCACATCTTCCCTTGTCAGCATCTGATCTCTTTCTTCTCTTGTCAAACCAAAAAACTTTGTTCTCACTGTCATTCCATTTCCTTTCTTTCTTTCTGCTGGCTCATTCTTTTCTGGAGCAGGCTTAGGATCCTTCTTTTCTTCTTCTTCAAGTTCCCTCTCAATGCCTGTAATCTCTTCTTCGAGTTTTTTCTTTGTATCTTCATGCTCATCTTTATCCTGCTGAAATTTTTCCGCTTCCTCTTCTACCGCTACTCTGTCTTCCGCCGATGTATTTTCATCCATCTCATTAATAGCACTTTCAATTTCTTTTTCTCTAACTGAAAATTCTTCATCCTTCGTTCGCAGTGCATCTAAGCTTTTTTTCTTTGCATCCAGTTTACTTCTCAATAATAATTTTTTTAAAGCCATTTATTTTTCTCCTTTCAGCTTTTTTAATGTCTGTTTCTTCCACATCTCCACATTTCTTTTTTTAATATTTCCATAATCATTTTTTCTTGCACTTACTTCTGTTTCCTCATATGCAGGGAACGTGCAAATTGAAACCTCATAGAGTTTTGCTTCTTTTATCGTCCAGTGAACATCTCTTCCATTCTCTGTAAATTCTTCTGATAAAATATCAAACCCAAATGAGCATTGATCCACATCTCCTCGTTTGACACGCTCATACAGATTTACTGCATCCTGATCCGCTTGATTAATCTTGACTTCTCCCCATAATCCTTTTTCATCAACTTTTAATGTTAATGTTCCGGATTTAGTTCTTCCAAGGACAAGATGTGTATCGTGATCAATCAGACATCTGATATCATCCTGAAGTGTATTATCAAAAGCATGTACATCTACGCTTTCTGTTGCCCCTTCCCACATTTCATAATTTGAATTAAATACAGCAAAGTACCCGGATATATATTTTTCTCCATCTTCCTCACTTCTGGTCTTAAACTGAAGTGGTACGCTTCTGGCCTGTCTATTCCTCTTCACCTTCTTTACCTCCCTTCAATTTTTTCTGATCTCCAATCATTCCTTGTGGAATGTAGTTTTCTAATATCACTAACTCATCTAGTCCTTCCATTGGAGAATATCCAATTGCATCTCTCACTTCATTTCCTGTCATAATGCCTCTTGTATATAAATTTGCACCTACATTAGACAATGTCGTAATATCATATGCATACAGAGATCTAACATTAAAGCGAAAATACCAGTCTGGATTTATTAACAACTTCTTAGTGAGTTCCTGCTCCAAGGCATTACACAATGGACGGATTCTCGTATTGATAAAGTTGTTCCATTCTTCAGAATCAAATTCGCCAGCACCAACGACAAAGGCAGGAACATCTAAAATTGCTGCTATTGTTTTCTTATCAAGCATGACTGCATCTGATAATGCTAAGTCTGTTAACGATAGAGGTTTTACAACTTCAACATCAAATGCATCCGCCGGAATAACCCAGGGTTCGCCTGCGTCTGTATTCGCAACATAGTCATTCAAAATCTTTTTTCTTCCTTCCGGAGAAGAAAGTTCATCACTCATAGAATCCACTTTTACAATAACGGATGGTTTCCATTTACTTTCCATAAATCCTTTTTTTGTTGCTGTAGCCTGTTTCAGATTGTTAGCAATATCTTTTAGTGCTGTGCGATATCCGCAGCCTTTCCACGGATAATCCGGAGATGGGTTAATAACAAAATGTAATAATTCATCCGGCGTATATGGTTCTCCATCTATTCGAATCAGATAACCGTAGCCATCAGGTACAAAAGAAAAATGTCCTGCCGGAATCAATTGCAAATCTTTTAAATATCCCTGTGTTGTTTCCGCATAAACAACTGCATTTCCATCTCCTTCAAGCAATATTTCCCTTACCAAGGCAGAAATAAAAGTTTTCCTTGTCATAAAACGATTCGGAGTAATATCTATCTTCCTGGATAATTCATTTTTCAACCGCTTATCTCCTGCATCTGTGTTTTCCATCAGATGTATTGTCATACTGGAAATCAGATTACAGATTTTATTCACTGCTGCCACAATCTCCGGATTATCAATCAGCCTTGTATATGAACCACCGCACAATATATCAAAAGCATCTGAAGAACAAAGCCATGATATATTTTTTTTATCCGGCTCTGCTCTCACCTGTTTTTTCTTCTTTTTCCCCATGCTATCATTTCCTCTCTTATCCAAACCATTTTCCTTGTTTCTGTGTTTTTTCAAGGTCAATCAACATTTGTTTACATGCAATTACATCCGCATCAAATAAATCAATTCTGTATGTCGGCTGCACCTTTTCAAATCTTACAAATTCATCGGAATCTTCAATCGCTTTCACATTTGATAAGCAATACTCAAACGCTTTATTGTGAAGATAATAAAATTCTCCTTTTTTCAGTTTCTTTTCTATTTCCCGAAAAGCTTCCGTTTTTTCAACATACCTTTGCGACTGATCTCGCATTTTAAACCCGGATTTTTTCATTTTCAACACAAATTCTCTTGAATAACGCCGGTCATATCCAACCCATTTAATGTCAAATCCTATCTTTCGCATTTGAAGAAACCACTTCAGTACATCTTCATACTCAATGACATCCGAATTGCAAAGAGTAAGCCAATCTTGTTCCTCCCACCAGAAGAACGGAATCTGGTCTTCTTCTGCTTTAAGATGTGCTGCAGTTACTGGCATAAAGCCGTGTGAAATACAAATATCTGTATTTTTGTATCTACCATGAAGCGCTGTTCCGGTAAGATCGTACATCTTTGACAAGTCTGCTCCCCCATACCATTTGATTGGCAAATGTGCCAGTTCTTCCAACGTCCAGCTAAATTGCTTATCACTTTCCTGGGCTTGAAAAATATCAAAATATGTATTAAGTGCATTTGTATAGATGTTAAGTGATTTATTTAAAAACTCGTCTCTTCCTGTTGGATCATTCTGTGCCTGAAGAGCTTCATTCAGAATATCTTTTTCTCTGATGGTTACTCCATAATTAGGATTTGCCTTTTCATGTTCAACCGGGTTTGTATAGTCGTCTGGGTTATCTGCCTGACATATAAATATAAAATATTCTTCGTCCACTTTTGTTCCCCGCATTACTTCTTTGCAATACTGAAGACGCTGGTAACAAAAAGAATTCATATCACTTCCAGCTGTTGTTATACCTATAAGCAATTTATTTACATAAGCCTTCATTGCCTGTTTATAAACATAATATTCATTTGCATTTTTATAAGCGTGCATCTCATCAAGAATAATAATGTTCGCATTAAGTCCATCTGCTCGCTTTGCATCTGCTGCAAGTGCCTGTATTCTCAATGCTCCACTTTTATTTTCATTCTCATCATAAAATGTTCGACTGATTGAATGTTCCGCATTGTTATTCAATATTTTGAAATTCTTGCTTTCGCCCATGT